GATGCCCGCGATGCTTGCGAGCATGTCCACAGCTTCCGACATGCTTGCCAGTTACCTCGCCGCCGAGTCGGCGATCCTTCGCGGCCAAAAATACCGCTGGGGCGATCGCGAGCTAACCCGTGCCGACCTGGCCATGGTGCAAGCCGGACGCCGCGAGTGGGAGCGCAAGGCTGCTGCTGAGTCACGCGGTGGTGGACGGGCCAGCGTCTCGCTGGCCAACCTTTCCGGCATGCCCATGGCGCCCGAGGGCGGCGAGGGCGATTGCCCGTGGCGCGGCCGATGAGCGCGGCGACGAAACCCGCCCTCATCGAGCGCGCTATTTTCGCGCTGTCGCCGTCGTGGGCGGCGAATCGCGCGCAGAACCGTCTTCGCGCTCAGGCGTATGGCAACGCGTACGACGCGGTGAACCACTCGCGCCTGCGCAAGCGGCAGCGCGATTTCGGCAGCGGTAACAACGTCGCCGGTCTCGCGCATCGCGAGCTGCGCAACATGACGCGCAACCTCGATCGCAACCATGACCTGAGCCGCGGCATTCTCAACACGCTGGTACGCAACGTCGTCGGCCCCACCGGCATCGGCGTGCAGCCGCAGCCGCGTGATGCCGAGGGCAACGTGCTGACGGATCTGGCCAAGCAGCTAGATGAGTTGTGGCAACAGCACAGCCTGCAGCCGGAAGTCACCGGCGAATTGAACCGCGCCCGTGCCGAGCAACTGATCGCGCGCACGTGGTTTCGCGATGGTGAGGCCCTGTGGCAATACCTTGAGGGCACGGTGCCCAAGCTCAGTCATGGCACCATCGTGCCGTTCTCGCTGGAGCTGCTGGAGCCGGACCTACTGCCGATCGACTACAACGATCCGCTGCAAAACATTAGTCAGGGCATCGAAATTGATGCATGGGGCAAGCCGCAGGGCTACTGGTTTTACAAGCAGCATCCTGGCGATCCGTTCGTGGCCATGCCCACGCTCAAGCGTCTGGCTAGCGATCGCGTCGGCCACATCAAGCTGGTGGACCGCATCGGCCAGCGCCGTGGCGTCAGCATGTTCGCTAGCGTGCTGGCTCGCCTTGATGACCTGAAAGACTACGAGGAAAGCGAGCGCATCGCCGCGCGTATCGCCGCGAGCATGGCCGCCGTCATCAAGAAAGGTGACGCGCAGAGCTACGAGCCAGAAAAAGCGGGCCAGCCGCGCAGCATGAACTTTGCGCCGGGCATGATCTTTGACGATCTGCTGCCGGGTGAGTCGGTCGAAACCATCGACAGCAATCGTCCGAATCCGAACGCGGTGACCTGGCGCGACGGCCAGATTCGCGCGGTGGCATGCGGCACCGACGTGAGCAACAGCAGCGCCAGCAAAAACTACAACGGCACGTATAGCGCGCAGCGGCAGGAGCTGGTTGAGCAAGACGCTGCCTATGGCGTACTCCGTCAGGCATTCATTGATCAGTGCACCAGCGAGGTGTATCGCCGCTTTGTCGCTGCGTGTCTCGCCGGTGGCCTGATCAAGCCGAGGAAAGGCGTCAGTTTCGCGCAGCTCAGCCATGCCGTGTACATGCCGCCGGTCATGCCGTGGATCGACCCGATTAAAGAGGTCACCGGCTGGCAGATGCAGGAAGACCGCTGCTACATCAGCGGCGCCGAGATCGTGCAGCGGCAGGGTCGCAACCCGGCCGATGTCATCCGCAGTCAGGGCAAATGGCAAGCCGACCTCAAGGCCGCCGGCATCGTCACGCAAGACGCGCCCACCGCGCAGCCCACCTACAAAAAGCAGCCGCCACCGGCCGACGACACGCCGGAACAGGCAGCGAACCCCGAGGCCACAAACCATGCGTAAACATTCCCTCACGCTTGCCATGGCTGGCCTGATGTTGGCCTGCTGGCCACACGCCCGCTTGTCTGCTGCATTCGCTGCCGCCGATGGCAACGTGCCCACCATCCGCCCGCTGATGGTGCTGCGCCCGATTGCCAACACCACCGAGGCCGAGCTGCTGGTGTATGGGGATATCGGCGACAGCTGGTGGGGCGAGTCGGTAACCGCGCTGAGCGTCGTGCAGCAGCTGCAAGCACTGCCTGCCAACACCACACAGATCAACGTGCGCATCAACAGCTACGGCGGCAGCGTGAGCGATGGCATCGCCATCTATAACGCGCTCAAGCGGCACAGCGCCCGCGTGGTGGTCACCGTCGACGGCGTGGCCATGTCCAGCGCCAGCCTGATCGCCATGGCCGGCGACGAAATCCAGATGCCGGCCACCTCGCTGCTGATGATCCACGCGCCGTGGGGCGTCGCGCAGGGCAACGCGCAGGACATGCGCGTCATGGCCGACGTGCTCGATACCTACGCCCAGGCGATGGCTGGTGCCTACGCGAACAAAACCGCGAAGCCCAACGCCGACATGCTGGCGCTGCTGTCGGATGGGCAGGACCACTACTACACCGGCGAGCAGGCCGTCGCCGAGGGTTTCGCCGACGCGCTGGTCGACGCCACGGCCGACCTCGGCGACGAAACCGACAATCAGAACGCGAGCGCACGGGCCGCTGGCGTCAATCGCCTGCTGGCGGGTGCGCCTGATCACATCAAACAGATCGCTGTGGCCGCCGCCGCGCGTCATCCAGCAGCGCTGCCCGAACAGGCCAAGCCGCGCATGCGTATGCCGGCAGGTTTCGATGCGCAATCCCTCGAACAGGCGCTGGCATCCGCCAGCGGTCAACAGGCCCTGATGGCCGCACTCACTACGGCCGCCACGGCCGAATCCGGAGATGTAGATATGAAACTTCGCAAGCTGTTTGCCGCGGGCTTCCGCAACAAGCTCGGTGCGGACGGTGGCGAAGGTGGCGGCGGTGTTGCCGCTACCGTCGCCGACGTCCACGCCGCGCTGCGTACCCGCAACGATGAAATCAAGGCCGTACTGGAACCGTATATGCGCCGCGAGGGAGTGAGTGCGCTGTACACCGCTGCCTTGGTTGATCCCTCAGTCACTGTCGACAGCGTGCGCGCCAGCTTGTTGCCGATCCTCGGCGGCGCGTCCGAGCCCGCAGGCACCACCATGCACATCGAGATGGGCGCCAGCGAGTCGGAGAAGCTGCGTGCTGCCGGTGAGCAGATCCTGTTGGCACGTGCGGGTGTCATCAAGGGCGCGGAAGCGGAAAGGGCACGTCAGGGCAATCCTTTCGCGCGCAGCACCATGATCAACATGGCGGAGCAGTTCTTGATTCGCGCCGGCGCGAATACCCGCGACATGGGTCGGGATGAGATCGCCCGCCGCGCACTCGCTGCGGGTGGCCAGACCACGGGCGACTTCCCCGTGTTGCTGGAGAACGTGCTGCATAAGACGCTGGTGGGTGGCTACAACCTCGCCTCATTCACGTGGACGCGCTTCTGTTCCACTGGCACGCTGTCTGACTACCGGCCGCATGGTCGATATCACTTAAGTTCGTTCTCCGACCTCAAGGGCGTCAATGAGGCCGGCGAATACGAAACCGGTGTGCTGGGTGATGCGCAGAAGGAAACCATCATCGGTCAGCGCAAGGGCCGCATCTTGCAGATCACGCCTGAGGTGCTGATCAACGATGACCTCGGTGGCATCACTCGCATCGCAGCGGCACTGGGCCAGGCCGCCGGGCGCACGATTGAAAAGGATGTCTATGCGCTGTTCGCGATGAACGGTGGCGCCGGTCCGACGATGAACGATGGCAAGCCGTTATTCCACACCAGCCACGGCAATATTGCCAGTACCGGCGATGCTCCCACGGTCGCCGCCTTCGATCTGATTCGCCAGCAATTGGCCAACCAGAAAGATCCGGCCGGCAACGATTTCCTCGACATCACGGCGGCCCTTTGGCTCGGCCCGTTGTCACTGGGTGGTCAGGCGCGCGTGACCAACGAAGCGCAGTACGACGTCGACGTATCCAACAAGTTCGAAGTGCCCAATAAGTCGCGCGGCATGTTCCGTGATCTGGTGGACACCCCGCGCCTGTCCGGCACCGCGTGGTACGGCTTGGCTGATCCGGGCATCGAGCCGGTGATCGAGGTGGCGTTTCTCGACGGCATCCAGACCCCGACGCTGGAACAGGAAACCAACTTCCGCACCGATGGCCTCGCCTGGAAAGCCGTGCACCGCTACGGCACCGCGGCGGTGGGCTGGCGTGGCGCGATCAAGAACCCGGGCAAGTAATCACCCCAGTGGTGGCGCGGGTCGCCCGCGCCACGGCGGCACACCTATTCCCGTTTCGGAGCAGATCCCATGACCACGCGATACATCAAGCCTGGCGAAGCGCTTGACCATACCAACAACAGCACCGCTGCCATCAACGTCAACGACGTCATCGTCGCCGGTGCGTTGATTGCCGTTGCCGCCACCAACATCGCCGTTGGCGCCACCGGCACCATGCTGGCCAACGGCGTGTTCACGCTACCCAAGAAAGCCGGTACCGCGATGCCCGAAGGCACCCGGGTTACCTGGTCAGTGGCGGACACGGCATTTATCGTCGGCGCGGGCATCGCCGGTGACGTTGCCAATGCCGGCATCGTGGTGGAAGCCGACGCAGCGGCTGGCGACACCAGTGCCCGCGTGCTGATCGCGCCCGGCCTCGGCAGCAAGGTCTAAACCATGCTGGACGACTTCGCCGCGATGCATCGTG